CACCAGTTTTATCCTCGTTGAATAGTGGATGACTCTTGTAATACACACTTCCGAACGGTGAGTCATGGCGCACAATCCTCATTCCAAAAGCTTCTTGAGTCGGCACCTCAAGAGGCAGTGTTCCAAGCTTACGGTACATTTGGTTAACGACCTTCAAAAGACCGTTGCCACATACCGCAAGCCGTTCATTGGTAACATTATTTGTCTTCCTGAACATGCGCTCAAGATAGTCGTCATACGTTGCTTCGTTTATCGTGCCAGTTGAATTGGCAATGATTCGCTTGTCGTCATCAGAGTCAAGAGTAAGAGCTGGTGCTCCAGTACCACCACGATAAGTAGAATCAGCAATTTCCCATTGAGGCAGGAACCAACCAACAATGCCACCAGTCTTATACTCAGGTAGGCCAGCGCCGGTTGTGGGGTCGGCACTACCTGACGCAACGAACTTCGCCTTCTCACCCCATAGTGCTGAACGTTCCATCTCAACCATGTGATATAACGAATGCTGTTTCGCTTTTTCCTTGTATACTCCAGATTCGTCGAACTTCGTTGGAGTCTTCATCGCATTCCGAGTGAAGGAGAACGGAGTACGGAAGATTTGAGTGTTGTTACCGAACGAGTCAGGAAGGTAGAATACCTCACCAGTGAGGTTTACAACTCCTTGTGCAAATGCAGTGCCAATAGCAAGGACTCCCTTACCGACATTCTCATTTGTCACACCGTTATCAAACCCCGTACTAATACCAGCAGGCAGGCTAATAGCGCGCATGTGGATTTTTGTGGTGCCAACGATTGATGTTACTACACACCGCATTGGATTGAGTGTGACAGTACCACCAGCGTTCGTTAGTCCCGTAATCATCACTACATGGCCAATACGAAACATCGTATTATCAGCCACATAGAGAGTGAAGTTTGTATTGACCACTGGCAAGAATGGGTCCGCGCCATCAGCCGCGTCAGCATCTAGCCTGAACGGTCCTTTGGACGAACCTTGACTTGCCGTCGTCGTATACTGCCTCCTGAACCTTTCCTCCCACCAAGTAAACTCTGGTGTAGGAACCGTTTCTGTTTTCATCAAAGAGAGCAGCCCGATGATTGACATCGCTCCGTTCGGATATTGATGAAACACCTTTCGTCTGAAATTGGCCTCCCAGTATGTCGGCTGTGACATTGACTCAGTGGAGACCAGACCTAGAATCGCCATTTTCTTTGTCCTTTCGCTTTACTATTCGCTATCGTCGAAGATTGCCATACCAGTCCGACGCTTATCTTCAGCACCGGAACCCCCACCTGCAACCCGTCCACCGCTGCCACTAGACAGCGTAGACATCCGAGAACCACTTGAGGATGAAGTTCGACCGGCAGAACCGCTCGCACCCTTCTTTGGAGTGATCCCCATTGATTTGATTGCATCGCGTGATACTCGCGCGATTTCATCAAAAGCTTTTTGTTTATCGTCGAAGGTCTTGCCAGACCGTTCGAGTTTTTCTGTCACCGCGTTAACGATGAGTTCGTAAGGTTTGAGGTCTTCGTTCTTTGAATAGAACGTCTGTTCCTCGCGCGCTGCCGCGGCTTCTTGATAGTAGCGTTGTAACGGTGTCAACTCCTTCTCACGAAGGTCTCCGACGATTTGCTGGATACGGAGGTCGGCCATTGTGTTAGCTTGTTTGATAACGCCCGCAACAAGCTCTTTAATAGCACCAACAGCAATCTTAGGGTCTTCCGCTCGCAAGTCCGTAATTAGCTTCTCGCTCGGTTTGTAAACCTGCAAAAGCTGGTCGATTTCATCTTGAGTGTATTCTTTGGGTTTGTCTGTGGTGCTATCATCACGCTTCGATACGAGGGTTTCAAGAACAGCCGTGATACGCTCCTCAGTAGTTGGTTTATCATCGACCTTATCATCAACGACCTTATCATCAGCGCCTTTAACGCCGTCATCAGCCCTTACGTCCTGCTCACCATCCACCGCATTCGGCAAACCATCTGGCCTCAGTTCTTCCTCGCCTACCGCGTTTTCATTCTGTCCGCTCATACATTTGCTCCTGTTTTAGTTTTTCTTGTGTTTCGTTTATCATTTCTACGACCAAGTTTTCCACCCGTCCAAGACCTTTGAACAAGCCAACTTGGCGAAAATGCTCGTTGTTTTGGTTAACATCGCCATCAATAGCCTCCTGTATCGCCGTTCGTTGTTCCAACTGGAGGTTGGCCAGCACCTCTTTGAATAACGGGTTCTCCATTAGTGTTTGCAGCCCCCGTAGACGCTGCGAGAGGGTTAGTGATTGCTCTGTCAAGCTCAAACCTTTCTGGATGGCGAATACCACGAAGTTCCATGATCTCGAATAAAATCTTACGTGGATCGAGGCCGAACATTACCGTGGCTTCTGGGTTTTTCATCAAACCACTCAAGATTTCTTCCAAAGCCTGAGCAGTGTATGAGCGTTCTGACGGCAGAGTGCCATCAAAAATCTCGAAATCATAATTGCCAACGAGGTCTTCACGAGTCACAGAAACAAACTCTTGACCTTCAACAGCCTTTTTAAGACCAACAAGGCGCACGAAGGTCTCGTCTTCTAAACCGTCCCTTAGATTCGATAACATCTGCCGTGCTAAAGGCTCCAAAGCCACCCAATAAATAACGGCAGCAACGGTTTTAAGCCGTGAAGCAGAGCCAGCAGAAGTATTACGATGTTCAGCAGCGGGACGCCGGCCGGGTTGGAATTGTCCAAGAAGCGCATCGTTGATGCCAGTAACAGTTTGAACAATTTCATGGAGGTATTTTGCGTCACCAATGTGGTTTGTAGTGACATCTTGTAAGGCAAGCTGCATGATTGATTTATTTATGTCAGCAGGTGCACTTGACTTCATTCGGATAACCGGAGCACGATCTTCCAAGTCTCCCATTTCGATGTTCTTAGCGTGGACAACAAGTTTATCTTGAATGACTTTACGAACGTTCGTGATGCGAGAGTTTATGAACCAAGTTATGACATCTTGTAATACCGCGATGCTATCAGACAAGCTATCGCTAAGGTAAGTATTATCGTCAAAGATAAAAGGCGCGCAACAGTAAGTGAAATCATCATGCACGTACCCTAAAGGCTCGCACTTGATAATGCGATTGTAATTCGCCATCCAGATATTATACTTCGTAGGCCGCTTCTCCGTCCCAAGACGTTTGCCATCAACCTCGTAATCAGCAGGAACGATGACCCTCTGAATCTCACTTATGACAACAGTTTTCTTGATTTGTCCACTACCAACCATTGTTGCACCAGGAGCCATTACACCAATGTTTTCAGCATCGTAGTCAAAGCGATAACCACCAACTTTTTCGTACTCAGAACGGTCGAAGGATTTGATAAAATCCACACCAGCAATCTTACCTTCATGTTCCCATTGACGGAGTGTTGCCATTGAGTATAAGTCTTCTGAGCCACAGAACTCACCTTCTTGGAAACGGACTAATGGCAAGCGCGGGTCAGGAAAAAAGCGGTAGGGTGAGATATGAACAATCTTATTACCCTGGTACTTGATCTTTTCAACTTCTTGCTCTATTTGTCGACCGTTCGTGAGCTTGACACCGAAAACAGACATTGGTTGAGTTGTGATCGTCTCTCGAACCATTTGTTTATCAGTGGTCCAACAAACCTTAAAAACTCCAAGGCCAAAGCGCGCAATGTCGAGCAAGAATTGCTGTAAAAGAGCCTCGAATTTGTTGTGTCGAAGGTCGCGCGCTAGCAAGGCTTCACCGACCTTAGCTGGTTTATCGTCATCCGCCTCGAAACCAACAACCTCAAACATCTTTTCACGTTGCGTGAAAAGCGAGTAGCAAAACGCTACGAAAGTTTGAATCTGACTGTAAGAAATAGGAACAACCATCTTCTCAGGTTCCTTACGTTCGCGCGCTTTAATGTCCTCCGAATCCTTCGGCCTTATACCACGGAATACTTGGTCAGCCAAATCCCACTTGCCGTAATACTTAACCATGACATCGCGTGAACGCTTCATTAAAACCTTACTATCCTCAAGCATTTGCTGGTGAAAAGGACTAACCTTTTCAGCGGCTAGGTTAGATGTTACAGAATCGTCCATTTTTTGAGATTTACCCTATGAATCTTAAGAAGAAGCCCAAAACGTGGCCTGCGGCCATCCGTGGGTTATGGTGGAACGGATTGAATCGAGCTTCTTCATTAAGATTTTATGTTTACTCTTTCAAAAGGTTTCGTGGCAAGCACTTTCTTGATCTCTGGCTTTTTTAGCAGTTCCTCTGTCACGATAGTCAGTACGGGAGGATCATGCTGTTTCAAAAGCACCGTCACCATCGCGCCGGCTTCCTCCGGGGTCCGGGCCAATGGCGTGTGGAGTGTCCAAGTCTCGCGAATCGGATCGTCGTACTTCGCGCCCTTTCGTTTCCATCTGATTTCCCATGCCATTGGCGTCCTTCATCGCAACGCTTCCAATGCTGCGCAGCGTTTTGCGTAAGTTGCCATATTCCAGCGTTGCAGCATCAGGTTCATCTGATTACCTTCCTCTAGGACAGCAATATCGCGGATTATGGCCTTGTTCGTTTCAGTCAGAAATGTCTGCACGGTTTGACCTCGCGAGGTCGCGCAAGCCTGCACTCGGTCGTACTCAAGAGCGCCTAGTTCCAGATTCAACGGAATACTGATTGTATCGACTGCGTTAGTGACTTTTGCCACTGTGGCCGGATACCTTATGGCCGAAGGGGGAAAGGGTGGATTTGGCATTACCTTAACAAATAGGCGCGGACTGATTCTACTTAGATAAAGCGCGGAGATCGGAGGAACACCGTTACTCGTCGAATCCCAACCGTAGTCCAAGTATTGGGTGTTTGGTAGCGGCGGCTCTGGTGCAGTCCAGGTCCAATTCCAGTTATTCTCTTGCCCATCCACAAGCGACGTGACGGGCAGCAATAGAACCAGTAGGGCGAGTGTTTTTATGGTGTGGGGCGTAAAAGTTCCAGAATCCGAACCACCTGTCTTAGGGCTTCGACCGTGTTGGTCGCACCTTGCTGCCCGAGTGCGTCAACTCCGAACGATTGGGTCTTATCCGTCTGGAGCGCTTTGAGCTTCGAGAGGTTTTGGGCAGACGAGAAGAACGCGGTAGCCGTGATTTCCGTTCTGATAGTTCGTTCGTTTGGGCTTTCATCGGTCTGCGTGACGTGAAACGAGCTGCAACCAGTCAACAAAACTGCCGTGAATAATGCTAATGCGAGTAGTTTCATTTCGGCGGGTGCTTACAATGTTTCCACAAAATAATCAAGCCCGCGACGACTAGACCAAGCGCGACGGCACGCAGATAATCGGTTAAGAGGTCCACGTATCATGGTTCTTTCGTTGTGAACTGGGTATCGTGCCTGATCTTATCGGCGTTTCTCGCGGCGCCTGGTACGGCTTCGGAAGGCACATTATTGTCCCGGCCAAAACTAATGAATAGCGCACCAAGGCTCTGGAACAGTGGGCCAAGTTTCCAAAGCCACACCACCTCAACCTGACCGGCTGCCCATGATCCAATCGCGAGCAAAACGCCGCCAGTCATCATTTTCCAGCTTTTCATGTTAACTTTGATAAAAGAGTTAAAACTCGTTCGACCAGCAAACTAATAACGCCAATTAAGATAGTCTGTTGGAGTCGCTTACGGCTTTTGGCTTCTTCTAGTAAAT